CTAAGGGCCACCGCCGGCACTCGTGCCTAGAAGGTGACTAAATCCTTCTATTCCTGCAAGGCCAACTGGTCTTGTAACCTACTACCCATAGGGCAGTATCCATGACGTATGTGACTCAAACTAGGAGACATCCAGACGCCCCTCACGGGTGGCTGAAGAACCTCTCGACGGGTCATACTTTTGATCCAGCGGGAGGTACGTTTCTTAATTCGAGTCCATATTGGAACGACGAAGTTACGTCCAGTTGGAGAACTGGACGTAATGTCGAAGATTCGTTGGACGATAATGACGCTGCTCTTCTGTCATCAACTCAGCAAGCGGATGTCTTTGGACATCTGCGATCTGAGTATAAAGACAGGAGGCAGAGTTCATATGATACCGGTCACACTTTCACAACCACCAAGAGATTGATGGTGTGTACACCGAGTTTTGATACTCAGTGGGTGCAATCCGGTACTCGTTACAGGTATGTCGGTCAAGTCTATGCAGACGCGACCTTCTATACCCCAAATTATGTCTCGTTACCAAGTGTGGACGATAGTTACTATGGTCCTCACGCGATACGAGCCACAATTCCAACGAAACCTACGACCAATCTCGCTGTAGGTGTTTCGGAATTAGCTAGAGAGGGCTTCCCTAAAATGGGGATGTCTCTCTTTAACTATCTCAAACGCGGGGTAACCTTAAGAGGAACCGGAAGGGTCCTCTCTGAGGAGTATCTCGCGTGGGAGTTTGGGCTAAGGCCCATTATCCGAGACGCCTTAAGTACGATAGACTCAATTGTGAAAACAAATGAGATCATGTCGCAATTACAGCGTGATTCCGGTAAGTTTGTTCACCGGCGCTTCGAATTCCCAATTGAGCGCGACACATGGGATTACCCGACCGATACTGGCCGCCTAGCGGCGATCAGTTCGTCGAGTTCTACCGTGAATAACGCTTGGGTGGGAGCCGTTCGGACAGGTCCCCAAATTAGATCCGTAACTACTAGCAAGAAGTTATGGTTCTCCGGAGCCTTTACGTTTTTTGTGCCTCAAGCAATTGACTATGAGTCACAAGCAGCGTACTGGGCGCAGAAGTATCAACTTCTGTACGGCTATCAGGCAACGCCTGAAGCATTTTGGAACCTGTCCCCATGGAGCTGGCTGTCGGACTGGACTAATAACGTTGGCACTAATATAGCCAATGCTACTCAGTTCCAGTCTGACGGACTTGTTATGAAGTATGGATATCTGATGGCGGAAACGACATCAGATCACTCCATAGTCCTCAATGGGCCAGTGCTTAAAAGCAATGGCTTTAAGGGCCCTTACACGACTATCTGGCGTCAAAACCGGAAACGTCGCTATAAGGCAACACCCTATGGATTCGCCCTAAATCCTAACGCGTTTACTACGCGTCAGTGGGCGATCCTCTCTGCTTTGGGTTTTACCAAAGGAGAGAAGGCTCTCCAATAGAGCCAAGGCACCAGCGTTGCAACAACCCTGTTGCATCGTCCTCACTACAAGAATGATGTCACATGATTGCTGATCCGCAGACAGTTACGATCTCAGCCACTCCTTACACGCTTGCGCGTGTAAGCGCCGGGGTGGACTCGGGGAAGTTTCAAACTTCCGACGGGGCCATCACGGAGTCCATTGCGCACGCTTATGGTAAGCGTACGCGCCGGACGTGGCGGATCCAGCACTCGAAGTACGCGGCCGACCCTCTGTTCCCAGCGAACAACGCACCCTACTCGATGAGTTTTTACATCGTAGCAGATGTGCCTGTCACTGGTTACACGGTCGCTGAACAGAAAGCCGTCATCGACGGTTATCTGGCTCAGTTGAACGCGTCTTCAGGTGCCCTCATCACCAAGTTCTTGGGTGGTGAGAACTGATCGCCTTGGAAACAAGGTAGGAGAGGGGGTCTCGTAAAACAGACCCCCTCAACAGTCATGAGACTCGGGATTTATCTAACCTCTCTTTAGAAAGGCAGATAATGAAAAGCCTCATGTCGTTCTTGCAGTATGTCCTCAAAGATTTGGGGACATGGTGTCACACGAGTACCACGAGAGATTTCAAAACAATCTCTCGTAGGGTTGAAGACGAGGGGTTATCGTTTCTTACGATAACCCTGGCGAACTTTGGGAAAGACTTCCAAAAAAGTCTTGACCAAGGTTACGTCGGCTCCGACCAGTTCGTTGGATTTCAACGATCTGGGGGTCTCCCTCTATTTTTAGAAGGTTTCCTTTGCCGTGTCTTCGATCCTAAGACGGGTCGTTTGGTCAATGAACCGGACATTACCTGTATCTGGGCCATACGTCAACTTACGTTGATGTGGGCAAAGATAAATCTCCCATGCACCAAAGCACGAGAGAGGAAGGCAATTGAAAGTTACATTGACACTGAACGATGTGTTAGGGATAGTGACAGTGCTTTACCTGATAACGTCCTTATGGACTTTCATCGGGTTAGCATGTTACTATGGGCTGATATTTTATCAGTCGTAGATAAAGCTATCTACGATGGGGACATGATCCCCGCCCACGGACCCGGTGCCACCGCGGACCATTTGGCTGGAAACAGTAAATGGTCTCAGAGTGAATACACCGAGCGGTTGGATAAGATATTCCCCGTAGGGGATTATCTTTTACCCAGCTGGAGACATTATCAAAGTCTCTCCGCCTTCCACTCGTTGAGCCCGGAAGAAGAAAGACCTGTTAAGGTCATTCTTGTTCCTAAAACGCAAAAAACACCTAGAGTGATCGCGATGGAGCCGACTTGCATGATGTTCATGCAACAAGGCATCGCCGCATTGATCTCTAAAGCTGTCTCGCAAAATGACACTGCGAGACAACTTATCAGTACTCTGGACCAAATCCCTAATCAGGAAATGGCTAGAGAAGGTTCCCTTTATGGGAACCTTGCAACGCTCGATTTGAGCGAAGCTTCTGATCGTGTTTCGAATCAGCATGTACGAGCTCTACTCGCACGATTTCCCTGGACTTTCCAGGCAGTCGATGCTTGTAGATCTCGGAAGGCTGATGTGCGTGGCGTCGGCGTAATTCGCCTAGCCAAGTTCGCGTCTATGGGCTCTGCTCTTACGTTTCCAATCGAGGCAATGGTTTTCACAACCATCGTCTTTCTAGGAATCGAAAAAGAGCTCAAACGCCCGTTGACCAAGAAAGATGTTCAATCCTTTCTTGGTCGGGTACGCGTCTACGGAGATGATATTATTGTCCCCGTAGATTTCGTGGAAAAGGTGACCGAAACTCTTGAGACTTTTGGGCTCAAGGTTAATTCGGACAAGTCTTTCTGGACTGGAAAGTTCAGAGAGTCTTGTGGTAAGGATTTTTACTTTGGTGAAGATATATCGATCACCAAGGTAAGAGAAGTTTTCCCTACCCACCGATCCGACGTTCCAGAGATTATATCTACCAGTTCTCTTAGAAACCAGCTTTACAAAGCTGGACTATGGGAATCTGCTAGGTTTCTTGACGAACTGTTGAGTAAATTAATACCTTACCCAACGGTTGGTGAAGAGTCTCCGGCGATCGGGCGACACAGCTTCTTAGGTTACGAAACCCAAAGGAGCTGCCCTAACACCCATAGACCCTTAGTCAAGGCCATGGTTGTTAAGGCTACCCTTCCAAAGAATTCTTTGGATGGTATTGCCGCCTTATTGAAGGTTTTCTCTATACACGGCGAAATGCCAATCGCTGATGAGGAACACCTTAAGCGTTCAGGGCGTCCTCGTGCCGTCGACATCAAGCCGAGGT